ACGCAAACCATTATCAAGATGTAGTGATGAAATCCCGCGTCCAGCCGCGTGCTCGGCGGTCTGGGAAGGGCCGTATCAAAACGGTCTTGCTAACGATCTGGTAGTCTTTCAGCCATTCAGGTAGCATTTATCTCCTGCATTTCTACTGGCACCCCCGACGGACGACCCGGCGGTCAACCCTCGTCCATAAGCTGGGCGAGCGTCACCCGCGCCTCCGCGTCGGAATGACAATCCACTCGCCACCTCGTATAACGAGGAGTGACGAGAAGATAGGGCGTGAACTCTACTGGAGTGGAGACAAAGTAGATTTCACTAGTGGGAACCCAATTGCACCGAAGCAGTGCGATTACACAATATGGCATCCACAAATTGTACTGCATCAAACTGACAAACTCAACCAAGTGGCTAAGTCGATCCACCTTGTGACGAGCTAGGTTCACCAGGGACTTCCTCCAATTCAAATAAATGGTAACAACATTGCCCCGAGCAGCAGGGCTGCCACCACTATCTGGTCGGTAGTAAACGTACGCGTGCGAGCAAAACTCAAAGAGAAACTCGCCCGTCCCCTGAGGGCAACGCCAGCCAAGCTGATGCAGGAGTCGAAGAGCAAACTCATGCTCAGAAGGCGTGACATCAGGCCGGTCCTCAATAGGGCCGAGCTGAATATTACCCTTGATGTCATCCCACCCAGAGAACGATTTCAGTTTCTTCCCGCTGTCTGCATAACGGGACTGAACCGCCCTTGGGTCGAAGTCTTCGTGAAACTCAACGCAATCATCCCCCATCGCAAAAGCCGCCCGCGCACCGACAAGTAGTGCTTGAGCAACCCGAATGCGTGAATTCGAACTAGACGTGTTGAAAGAGCCAGATTTCATGATTCCATAGAAACCAGGAACCTGCGCGACCAACCGCCCGTCCGAAAACATAAGCACCGAACGCGAAAGGCAAAGGAAACGCCAAAAGACGACCGAACGGAAGACGGGATCAACGTGATCACACTGAGAAAGGCGAAAGTCTCTGTCGAAACGATAGTCTTCCTCGGTGACACTCCAATCCCAACCTGACATGTCAGAGCACCGTGGATAGCACCCTGTCACTGAGACCATCGTCTCCACCTGAGTGAAGAGCGCGTCTGTTTGCGACTGACTAAAACCCATACCGGGCTTAGAAGGGCACATGAACCAGTTGGCAATTTCCACCTTGTTCTGAGGTGAAAAGAGCAACCTTTCGATGATCTGGTCCACTAGGGACACAGAACAAATCAGTCTGACTCGTCCCGTGTCAAGTTTCTCCTGGGTGTGCGGTTCGTTCTTGACGAAAAGTTTGATCGGATCACAAAGGCCCTTGCGAACAAGGAACTCTGGTTCCGCGCTGTCAATATAAGGTGTGGAGCACATCGTGCGAAGTCGAACCAAAACGGCCTGAACTATGATATCACGGTACTCATCCAGAATTTCCTCGTTGGTCTTCGCTAACGAATTCCACGGGCATCCTGGACTCGCATCCGGATTCACTTCGTTGAGGACGCTCTCCAACTGAAGTATCGAGAACAATCCTTCAAGAGTACCTCCAGCGTCCCACCACTCCCCGATGCGAGGAGTGTAGGGAGCTCGCGGATAGCCTTGTCGCATCGTTTCTGCAATCTCGTTGGGGATTTCCACTCGACG